CCCTCAACTCTTTACTCAGCTGTATTGGCTGGCAAGTTAAAGAAACTGCATCTTTAGAAGGATTATTCGGATGAAACGTTTTATAGCTATTCTAGGCTTTTTAGCCTTATTTGTATCCCAAGCATTTGCCTGGGAACAGAGACCACCTTTACCATTACAAAGCTGTCAGGTACATAACCCGTATGGCTTTGCTCAAACCCAACGTCAGGCTCAGACCATTTGTCGTGAGGCATATTTTGTTGCTTACGATGCACCAGTTAAGATCCCAGTTTATGTTTCTTACACCTTATACCCGCAAAATGCATTAGGTTGCTTTCCTAGAACAAATGCATTCGTAGCCGATCAATCTTTAAACGGTACAGGAGCACGTCCTGATGATTACGCAGGTACTGGTTACGATAAAGGTCATGCTGCCCCTGATGGTGATCTAAGCTGGTCACAGATTGTCGAGTATGAATCGTTTTTAATGACTAATATGTACCCGCAACACGGTTCATTAAATCGTGGTATTTGGAAACTATTAGAAACATCGGTTCGTGGTTGGTCAGTTCAGCTTAATCAACCGTATACAATTTACGTAGGTGCATTCTACGGTCAAAATGACCCTTTCATTGGTAACGGGGTTATTGTACCGAATGGTTATTATAAAATTGTAATTAATAATGCAACTAAAGAAATCGCCGGTTGGGCGTTCCCGCATACTAAACCATACCAGAATTTAGGTAACGATCTTACTAAGTTTCGTATGATGATTTCTAGTATTGAAAGTAAAGCCGGTGTACGTTTCGCATTCCCGGCTGGTGCAAGAGAAGTATCACCCGGGGCTGAATGGCCGGTCGATTACGGTGCACTCACAAAAGCGAAACGTGCCAAGTGCGGTGCAAACGCTGAGTAAGTAGCATTTACTGCCAGGGTATTATATAATGAATGATCTATAAGGAAATATACAATGTCTATACTTGATAAAATTAAGAAAAATTCTACGATTAAAGATACGGCTATTCTAGCCGACTCTAAGTTCTTTCAGAAGAAAGATATGATTCCTACTTCTATTCCGGCAATCAATATCGCATTGTCGGGTAGATTGGATGGAGGTTTAACGCCTGGTCTAACGATGTGGGCTGGACCTTCTAAGCATTTTAAGACCGCTTTCTCTCTACTGATGGCTAAGTCGTATCTCGATAAGTACCCTGATGCTGCTTTACTCTTCTATGACTCTGAGTTCGGTACCCCTCAATCATACTTCGATTCGTTCGGTATTGATTCGAAGAGAGTCATTCATACTCCGTTGACTAATATCGAGCAGTTAAAGTTCGATGTAATGACCCAGCTTGAAGGCGTCGAACGTAATGATCATTTGATTATTATTATTGACTCTATTGGTAACCTTGCATCTAAGAAAGAAGTAGAAGATGCTTTGGAAGGTAAATCGGTCGCCGATATGTCTCGTGCCAAGCAGATCAAGTCTCTGTTCCGTATGATTACACCTCACCTATCTCTTAAAGATATTCCGATGATTGTAGTTAACCATACTTACAAGACGATGGAACTATATGCTAAAGATGTTGTAGGTGGTGGTACTGGTTCTTATTACGCTGCCGATAATATTTTTATCTTAGGTCGTCAGCAAGAGAAAGAAGGTACCGAGGTTGTAGGTTATAACTTTATTATTAACGTTGAGAAGTCTCGATACGTTAGAGAGAAGTCTAAGATCCCTGTCACTGTGCGTCACGATGGCGGTATCAGTCGTTGGTCCGGTCTATTGGATATGGCTCTAGAATCTGGTCACGTTATCAAACCTTCTAACGGTTGGTATTCACGTGTAGATAAAGAAACAGGTGAAGTCGAAGATCAGAAGTTCCGTGCAGCTCAATGTGACTCAAAAGAGTTCTGGCTACCCGTACTCCAGTCACCCTCATTCCAGACATGGGTTAAAGAAACTTATCAAGTTGCTAACGGTGCTATTTTGAGTGATGAAGATATCACTAAGGAGTACGCCGATGTTGAGGAATGAATTATATCAACCCTGGTTCGTAGGTGAGAAGGACTGGGGGTTTGAAATTATCGATGGTGAATATCGAGGTTCAATAATTCAAATTGAAAAGCTAGACTTCCCGAACGAAGATAGCAATGAACTGGCTTTAGACTATCACGTTATTACGAAACCGGAATCACCTTCGATAGATCAAACAAGTGAGACTTTTAAAGCAGTCATCGAACTAATTGTAAACGATATTTTAAGAGAAGCGATTGATGAGTTTAAACAGACTAGAGATAACGATTCTAAGGAATCTGGTCCACAATGAAGACTATATGCGAAAGGTTCTACCGTTTGTAAAGTCTGAGTACTTTACAGATGAAAGTGAAAGAACCGTTTATAAGCAGATTAGTGACTTTATTGTTAAGTATAATAAACCACCTACGGTTGAAGCTCTATCTATTGCATTACAGAACTCCAATCTAGCCGAAGGTACATTTAAAGAAACATCCGAACTTCTTACTCAATTAAATGAGATTGAGAAGCCTAACCAGGATTGGTTGTTGGATGAGACGGAAAAGTTTTGTAAAGATAAAGCAGTCTATAATGCCATTCTCCAATCGATTGGTATTATGGAAGGTAGAGATAAAAACTTTAGTAAAGATGGCATTCCATCATTGTTACAGGAGGCGCTAGGTGTCTGCTTTGATTCTTCCGTGGGTCATGATTACTTTGAAGACTCTTCTGCTCGTTTTGATTTTTATAATCGTGTCGAGTCTAGGCTTCCATTTGATCTTTCTTTATTCAATAAGATTACAAATGGTGGACTTCCGAATAAAACTCTTAATATTGCTCTGGCTGGTACTGGTGTGGGTAAGTCTCTTTTCATGTGTCATATGGCTGCGGCCAATTTGGCTCTAGGAAAGAACGTTCTCTACATTACGATGGAGATGGCTGAAGAACGTATCGCCGAACGCGTCGATGCTAACTTACTGAACGTCGAAATCGATCAATTGAAGGATCTACCTAAGCCTATGTTCGAAGGTAGAATTAGTAAGATTAATGGTAAATCTCATGGTAAGATGATTATCAAAGAGTACCCTACTGCATCTGCACACGTAGGTCACTTTAAAGGATTACTCAATGAATTGTCGTTAAAACGTTCATTTAAGCCAGATATCATCTTTATCGATTATTTGAACATCTGTGCTTCTTCTAGATTCAAACCCGGTGGCGGTGTTAATTCTTATACATATATCAAAGCCATTGCTGAAGAGTTGAGAGGTCTAGCTGTAGAATTTAATTTACCTATCGTCTCTGCTACACAAACTACGCGTTCGGGTTACTCGAATACAGATGTGGAGCTTACCGATACGTCCGAATCCTTCGGTTTACCCGCCACGGCAGATTTTATGTTTGCCTTAATAAGTACAGAAGAGCTCGAAAGTCTTAATCAGATCATGGTCAAACAGTTAAAGAACCGGTATAATGATCCAACATTATACAAGCGGTTTATGATTGGTATTGATCGTGCAAAGATGAGACTTTATGACTTAGAGGACATTGCGCAAAGTAACCTAGCTGATTCTGGTCAAGAAGAGAACGAGAACAGTAACTTTGGTATGTCTAAAATGTTTAAGACAAAGGATTTCTCCGGCATTAAGGTATAAATAAAGAAAAAAGGAGGTCCTATGTATCTTGCACCAGTCATAGATCAAGTTTTAGAAGATAAAAAATCTAAACTTTTAGGACGTCCGACTTACTACCAAATTGCCGGTACTCTAACACGCGGGTTCAAAAAAACCGAACTACCGTTCAAGTTTAGATTTGAAACATTTGATGATTACGGTCCTGATGATATCTCTGTGTCTGGTCTTTATGACATGGAAGAAGATATCAAATACATCATACTCAATTTCCCTAAAGAAACAAAGCACTACACTATCACCAAAGAAAATTGGCGAGAGTTTAAATTTGCTGTGTCTCAAGTTTGCCAGCATGAAACGATTCATCAGTTACAATGGCAGAATAGAGAGACAGATGGTGAACCATGTTCTATAGATTTTCGTAATCTAACGGGTACAATATCAGAAGAAAAAGAATATCTGGCTGACATAGATGAGATAGATGCCTATGGTCATGATATTGCAATGGAGATAAAATTCTGTTATCCTAAGAAAGATCCTTATGAAATTTTAAGGACGATTGATTCTAGAAAGAAACTCTGGTCGTATAATTACTATAAAAAGACTTTTAAAGGAGATGATTGGTCCAAGATAAAGAACCGGCTTCTAAAGAAAACTTTTCAATGGATGCCTTATGTTACTGTATAAACCGAAAGGCTTAAATGAACGATGTATTGCTGACAGGGGGAGATATTATTCAAATCGCCCTGATGCTTGCGGCCTGTTACGCTTGTTACTGGAAAGGTAAAGTTGAAGGTATAGAGGATACCGTAACGGAATTAATAGATAGAGGGTTACTAGACGTAGAGGAACTAGAGAAAGAAGAGCCGTAAGGCTCTTTTTTATTACGTAACGACCATCCAAAAGTTGCCAGTAACTCCAAAATAGCTTATAATAACATATGTTCAAAAGGAGAACTAAATGACACAGACAAACTCACGAGCACGCGTTAAGAAAGATACAGTAGGTGAAGAAGGTATGAAATTTTTGTTTAGTCAATATCAGACAGCAACCCTCGAAAGTTTTCGAGTTATTTGTAAAGGTCTGATTGAAGAATCCTCTGGTAAACGTACAACCAAAGATAAGTTCATCTACGAGTTAGAGCGAGCAACATCTAAGGATGTTATGGTTACCAAGGTAACCAACTATCTGATGGCAGGTCAAGGCCTGGGCGTTTGATAGTATTTTTTATATTATGAAAGGCATTGATATGTTTACAGTAGCAGGTGTATCCCGTAACCAGGGTAAGATTAAAGTTCGTTTTTGTTCTGATAAGATTCTTCGAATCAAGAACTTGCAGAAGCAGGGCGATACGGATATCGATTTGATTGAGCTCCCTCGTCCCATGACCAAACCAGAAGCATGCCAGTTTCTGTTGGATCAGGATCAGTTCGTTGCTTATGCGGCTGATATTATTGAGATTCTGGGAAAGAAAGAGTTGACTAAATCTGTGAAACAGCCTATAATTGAGGCTGTGAAAGAGGAAGAGGTCGATCTAGAGCTTGAATCAATTAAAGAACTAGCTGAAGCTTAATTCTCCGTTACGAGGGAAAGACCACCGCCCTCGTAACTTTTTTAAATGGTGGGGCATTTCTATATTAAGGAAATATTATGTCTTTGCAAAACAGCGTACTTAAAACTCTCAAATCTGGCCGTCAATTCACAGCCGGTCAAATGGCAGGTTTGTTTGGTACAACTGAAGCTTCTGTTGCCTCTCGTGTTTCCGAGTTGCGCGCTCAGGGCTATTCCATCTATAGCAATACTGCTAAGAATGGTAAAACTGCATACCGTCTGGGTACTCCCTCGCGTCGTATGATTGCCGCCGCTTACGCAGCTGCTGGCAGCTCAGTTTTTAACTGATGTGAATTGAACGGTCTCTCCTAAGGGACGCCGGAACTCGTAACCGGCATTTATTTTTATACGGAGATTGTATGAACGTATTAGCTAGTGTCCAACGCCAACGAGTTCGATTTAACCCCGGGGATAAAGAGCATGTAGACGCGTTTCGAAATTTTATTGTAAATCGAAAATGGGATAACCCGGGGTGTCCATTTGAGTTGGTCTGGCCATATCTCAGTATTCCAGATATGATTAAAGATAAGATCATTAATCACTACCTAAAAATCTAAATTTTTAGCCCCCGTCAGGGGGTTTTTTTATGTATAAATATTAAATATTAATTAACAGGGCTAACAAATGGCAGTAAGTGCTAATGCGGAAATTGCTGAAAAGAATGCGTATAATAATCTTTTAAAAAAACTAGGATTAACTACAAAAAACGCATGGGCAGCTCCAGCCGGATTCAGTACAGATTTTCCTGATTTTGGATTTAGAGTTCAAATTGGAACAAAGTTAATTGATATTTGGATTGAGTATAAAGCAGATGCTAAAGCTCAAATGGGGTCAATGAGGGACTGGATATTTGACGGTAGTAAATTTATTACCCCTAACTCTACCCCTGAAAAAGATGACCTTATAGCAATTATGAATAGCACCCCCGATGCTGTACGTAATGGTAAACGTCTATTGACAGACTTAAAAAAGTATGCTGACCCTAAAATTACTAAGATCTATAGCGGTACTATGACTATAGAAAATGATAAAGAAAGACGTCGACAAAAGCTTGTAAATTTTGCTAATAACACAGATAATTATCAAATCGCAAAGATTGATAACAATACATTAGGTCAAGGTATTATTCAGCATTATAAAAAGAAATTTAAAAGTGGTAGACGAGGTGATGCAGATTATAGCATGCTTTTAATGATGATTGATAATGAAGTTTGGTTTGTAGACGAATACGGTACTCTTAATTCAAAAGAACAAGAACAATTACTAGGTATGTTTAGTGCTAAAAACATACCTGTTCTTTCAAATTTGAAAGCACAATTAGAAGTAAGAATTCAACCACGCGGTTTGAGTGCACCAGGTAAACCCGTTTCAATAGACGTAATGGCTAGCTTTAGATTATCAGGTCGACCTTCAACCGGGCTTAAGGTGTTTTAATGATTCAATTCAATACATATCTAACTGAAGCAGCTTCAGAAGAAAAACTTACTCACTTAGAGCATGCAGAAGACCATGTCATTAACGGTGGTATGGAAGGTTTTGCTCATGCCTATCATAACTTAGAAGACGTTAAAGATCAAATTAACGGTAAGAAGAACAGTACTAAGATTACAACTAAGTACGATGGTTCACCTTCTATTGTATTCGGTCATAATCCAGAAAATGGAAAGTTCTTTGTTGCATCTAAGTCAGCATTCAATAAGAACCCTAAGTTAAATTATACACCAGAAGATATTGAACATAATCACGGTCATGCACCTGGTCTGGTTCAGAAGTTAAAACAGGCACTAGAACACTTACCTAAAGTAACACCTAAAAAAGGCGTCTTTCAGGGTGATGTAATGCACTCGGGTGTTAAATCAAAAGACAACCCACATGGTGATATCGTAAATGAAGGTGGTAAGTATCACTTTAAACCTAATACCATTACTTACTCTACACCTCATAATTCAGAAGAAGGTAAGAAGATTGCCCATTCAAAATTTGGTGTAGCTGTTCATACAGCATATGAAGGTAAGACACTCGAAGGTATGAAAGCACAATATGGTGCTGATTTATCTAGCTTTCATAAACACCCTGACGTTCATGTTATAAGTACTGTTGACGATGTTCATAAAGCCGGTCTCAATACAAATCAGGCGCATACATATGAACATCACATGGCATTAGCTAAACAGGCATTCAATAATACCGATAAAAAAGAATACGGTGCTATTGAAGGTCATCAAGATCATATGAAGACTTATATTAATAAAACGGTGAGAGAAGGTACTAAGCCATCGGTTCAGGGCTATGCTGAACACCTAAAGGAACAGCACCTAAAGGCTATTGCAAAAGTTAAGACTGCAAAAGCTGTAAATGCTAAGATGGAAAAAATGCATGAAGATATGGCTCATGTTAAGAAACATAATGAGCAATTTCAAAAGATCTTAGATATGCATCACCACCTACAGGCGGCTAAAGATCAATTGGTTCATTCGTTGTCTGCTAAACCTAAATTCGAACATTCAATCCCTAAACCAGGTGCTACTAAGATTACTGGCGGTACAGCATCTAAGCCAGAAGGATTCGTGGTTGTTAGAAATAACAGACCAACTAAGTTTGTGGATAGAGCAGAATTTAGTAGAGCTAACTTTGCGGCTAGACCGAGATAAGACAGTTTCTCAAAAGCCCACATATGGATTATACACTCAAGGCAACTGATCGTCAATGAAAAGTATTAAAGAAAAGCAGATTTTGGTAAAATGGGCCAAGGCTATGAATGAGCCTATTGATCCTGCTTTGGTTGAAGAGGTAGAGCGATACAATCAACTGCAACAAGAGATTAAAGAGTCAATTCGTAGTAACACTATCAATGACTTGTTTGATGCATCTAAGGTTGCAGTTGATATTATTACTAAAGTTAATATTGAG